TGCACACTCCGCCGATGCGACCGCAAAGTTCGGTCCCGCGCCCGCTCCGCCTCCCGCTCATCCACCAACGCATCGAGACCCGTCGAGAACCGGTCATCCCCCGACGTCAAGTCATAGGTGCGGCCCCGATACGCGAACAACACCTTGTGCCGCTCGAACAACTCCCGGAACGCCACAAAGTCCGACAGGTTCCGCTGAGCCCGGCTCGACTCCCACGCCACCAGCACATCCACACGGCCCCAACGCCCATCGGCGAGACCGTCACGGATCTCCCGGTACCCCTCACGTTCCTTGCTCGCCCACCGGCTCGCCGACCGGTTATTGTCGGTGACCGTCGCAACAACGTCCCACCCCTGCCGGGCGCAGAAGTCGCGGTTCTCCCGATCCTGCGACTCGACCGACACCCTCTGTCCAACCTTGTCGGCAGAGGCCCGGTTGTAGATCAGCGCCCGCAAACGCGCTGGGCGGCCCCCACGATCCGACACATGGGGACACTAACGCATGTAGACCCACAACGATTGAAACCCCACGGCGTCGCGGTCGACCCATAAGGCCAGGTCACGCATGGTGTTCCACTGCTGGGCCGCCTTGATCCCGACCAAGTCATGACGCCACCCCTGCGGGATGAACAAGCCGAAACGCATACCGGAGCTCATGGCAGCAACGCTATCCAACCCGGGCCGAGGAGCGCGGCGACCCGCCGCTCAGCTAGCTAGCGATCCCGGATCAGAGCTACGGCGTCCTCGCCGAACACGGCCTCGCCCCACAGCCGGTCCCAGACCTGCTCATACAGGGCGACCCGGTCCGGGTCCCGTACCTCATGCTCGCCATCGACCAGCTCCGCCGTCACCGCGGGAGGTTCACCAGCAACGTCCCAGATGACGAAGTTGTGCCACACCGCAGCCACGGCGGACTGTGCCGGCACCACTCCGATCGTGACCGTGTCGAGCTTCGCCAGCGATACCACCCTGTCCCGCTGAGCGGCCAGCACCTCCGGGCCGCCCACCGGCCACGCCAGCACATTCTCCGCGATCAAGAACTCGAACCGGCGGCCCGGCTCGTACAGACGCTGCTGCCGCTCCAGCCGGGCAGCCACCGCAGCCCCGACGTCGCGGGTGCGGCCGATCGAGAACAGGGCGCGCGCATACTCCGGGGTCTGCAACAGCCCGCCGATCACCGTCGGCTGATAGTTACGGATCCGCGTTGCCGCCGCCTCCCGGGTAGCGGCGTCCCGTTGGGCGTGGCCGTCATTGTCGAGGAGCTCACCCCACCCCCGAACCTCGGCGTGGATGGCTTCGGTGAGGTCCAGGATGCGGGCCCGGTCCACATCGACGCCAGCCTCAGCCACGGCGTCGAGCCACTTCCGAACGTGCGGGACCGACGGCAGAGTTTCGCCGTGCTCGATGCGGTACACAGTGCCCTGCGAGGAGCCGATCGCGCGGCCCATCGGCCGGCCACCGATCCCGGCGCGCATCCGTAGCTGGACGAGTTCGGCGCGGAGCCGTTCCCGGCGGGAGTCGTCAGGCATCCGCTGTCGCCAGCCACACGTTCAGCGGGGTCGCCCCGGACGCCGCGGCGGCAGCGACCGACTCCATCTCGGCGATGACGGCTGGGTCGTCGACCCGTTCCCGGCCGAGGAGAGCACCAGTGTCGTCGTAGCGCATCCACACCCCAACCGCGTGGTCGGTGCCGGCGTCGATGAGCCAGAAGTCGTCGCACGGCGCGGGCTGGCCGGTGAGGAGGATCTGCTCGCCCGCAGCCTGCGACTCGATGTAGGTGACCAGCTCGAACCGGGTGTACTCGGTGAGCGGGTACTCGATGACGCGGACCCGGGACCAGGACACGCCGTCGACAGCCGTGCTGGCAGCAATGCGCTTCAACCACGGCGAGGTGCGCACGCTGCGTTCGGGGCGCGGTGCTCCGGTGCGGAACGCGAGAAGCGCCGCATCGTCGGCGGCGACCGCGTACGTCTGCCTGCCTTCGAGCCGGAACACCGACTGTCGGGCTGTGTCGAACAGTGCCTGGAACTGGGGGGCGTCGAGCAGGGTCACAGCCCCGCTGTCGACGCTTGCGTCATCAGGGTCCGCCACTCGTCGGCGGTGTAGCGGATGTCGTGTTCGATGGGGCGACGGGCCAGGCGTCGCCACAGTGGCTGGCGGTCCGCCGTGCCCCGCACCATCACCGACCCGTCCGAGTCGTCGGTCCAGATCGACGGGCAGTCGCCGTCGCCACATGCCGATGCCACCAGCCGGTATGCCATGGGCTCCTCCAAGCCTGAGCGTGTCGAACCGATCCATAGTGGGTCAGCCTTCCATCGGGGTCAATCGCTCCGGCCGTTGCGTCGGGTGAAACTCTGCGTCATAGTGACACGGTTCGCAACCTTTCGGTACGGTTCGGTACAGCCGCCCGCCTGTGGTGCCTCCACACCTGCAGGCGGGTGGCCCCCCAACAGAGGCCCACCTGGAGGCCCCGTATGTCCGCCACTGCCCTGGTTCCGCCCGCTAGCGGGCCGGTTGAGGTGTTGTCGTTGCGGCCCGCCTCGCCTGCTGGTGGGGAGATCTCGCTTGATCAGGCGATCGGGCGGCTGCGCGGGCTCGGGGTGACCGTCCGCTGCGCTCCGCTGCCGCACTGCGAGTTGGCGGTGTGGTGTGAGGACACGCGGACGGTGACGGTGCGCGCCGATGCCGCGCTGCACGAGGTGCTGTTCGTGCTCGGGGACTTGCACGGGCTGCTCGCGGTAGTGGGGCATGTGTCGCCCAGCGAGCCCACCCGCCGGTTCCGGGTTGTCCGGTGAACCTCGCCGTGTTCCTCCTGCTGCTCGCCGCCGCTGTCACCGCGGCCACCCTCCTGATGTCGCTCGGCGCCGACGAGGACACCTGATGAGCCACCACTGCGCCGCCGGGCGGACGCGACCCGATGAGCCACCTGTGGGGACCGTGCTCGAAACCAGCTACGACGGCGACACCTACCGCATCGAACGCACCCCCGAGGGGTGGGCGATCCAGTACCGCGTCGGCGAGAGCGAACACGGCCACCGGCTCACCGGTTCGCGGATCTCGTGGCGGGCGGCGTGGTCGGCGTGGGGCCCACCCTGCGGGGCTGAGCCGTTCACCCCGGTTCCCGCGGATGCGAAACCACTACCGCCGTACCCGCCGGAACCGGTGCCGCTCGACGTCACCGCGCCCGACGCGTCGACCGCCTCCCTGGTCATGCCACCCGCGGCGAGGCCGTACCAACCACGATCATCGACGAACGGAGCAACCATGTCCGGCAGCATCGGAGACGCAGCAGCAGGGATTCGCAGCAGCAACGACACCGCCGGTGACGCGACCGGGATCCTGGCCCAGGCCATCGCCAAGATCGAGGAAGCCCGGCAGCGGCTGCAGGCAGCTGTTGCCGGCAGCCCGCAGGCCGACGTCGGGGAGGCGGTCGGTATGCACGGCCGCGCGATCGAGGCCATCCAGGACGCACAGAAGGCCGTGACCGCGGCGCAGTCGTCCGCCGAGAGCGTGGCGGCAAGGTTGTGACCGCCACCGATCCAGTGACGATGTCGCTGCTCCCGCGCAGGGTGGTGACCAACCCCGTCGAGATCGACGCGATCCGGCGGCGGATGGCGTACGCGCGGCTGCCGTGGCATCGCCGACTGTTCCGGCGGCGGCCTCCCGGCTGGGGACGGGGGAGGTTCGGGCTGTGAACGGCGGATCCCTGCTCGTCATCTTCTGCTTGCTCGTCGGATGGTGGTGCATGCGCTCCGGGGGCGGCCGTGGCCGCACCGGTGTCGCCGGGCACGCCCACGGTGGAGCCCGGGCCACCATCGCCACCCACGAAGCCGGGCACGTCGTCGGCGCACGCGCCGTCGGCGGTCGGGTCCTGTCCGCCCGCATGACCGACCACGGCGGGCGCGTCGAGTGGGACATGACGTCACGCAGCCTTGTCGACGAGGTCACCTCGAACGTGGCGTTCCTGCGTGCCGGGGAGTACGCGGCCGGTACCCGCAGCGGCTGCAGCGGCGATCGCTCCTCGGTGAAGCAGCAGTTGCGCCGGTTGCCGTCCGGGCAGCGCGGCGTCGTCCTGCGGGCCGGGGAGCAGCGGGCCCGCCAGATCGTCCGCTCCCGTTCCGGGGAGATCGCCCGTGTCGCCGACCAGCTCAACCAGAAGGGACGACTGTGAACAGCACCCATGTCCGATACCGGGGTGGCGAGACCGGCTCCGAGCCTCCTCCGCCGCTCGATGTCGAGACCAGCCGGTGAGCACCGAGTCACGGAACCGGGGATGGGTGGCGTCCGCCCTGCTCGCCGCCGCGGCAGCGCTGGCCGTCGGGTGCGCACCCACCGCGCTGGCAGCGGCATCGGCGGAGATCGAGGCGACCGTCACGAAGGTGGTCGACGGCGACACCGTCCACGCCACCGACAACCGCGGAACCACGATCAAGGTGCGCGTCCTCGGTGTCGACACCCCAGAAACCCGGGACCCGCGCAAGCCGGTGCAGTGTTACGGCCCTGAAGCGACCGCGTTCGCCACAGCGATGCTGCAGGGGCAGCGCGTCACCCTCGTCGCCGACGCCACACAGGACCGGGTCGACCGCTACAAGCGTGCCCTGTTCTACGTGCGGCTCCCGGACGGGCGGGACTACAGCGTCGAAGCGGCCCGCGCCGGTATGGCCCGCTCCTACGTGTACGGCGGGAAGCCCGTCGCCGAGCACGCCGCCATCGTCGCCGCCGAGGCTGAAGCGAAGGCCGCACGGCGCGGCCTGTGGGGGTGCCCCACATGAGCCAGATCGGTGAGGCCCACTTCGACGAGCACGCGCAACTACCGGCCTGGTACCTCCCGTGGTGGCTCTCCCCGAGTAACTGGCGCACCAGGCGCGTTGCCGCGTTCATCCACTTCCGCGACGACACCGGCGAGGTCCGGTCGCACGAGATCTCCGCTTGGTTCCTGGACATGGAAATCCACGGCGGACAGCTCGTGTTCATCAACGCGCACGACGAGGAGTGCCGAGTGCCCGTGGACAGCCTCATGACGCTGGAGATCCGATGACCGCCCGGTTCCGAGCCCGGAAGCAGTGGCGTATCGGCCCGAGGTGGCTGCACTACTTCCGCAATTACTCCGCCCGCGTCAACCGGGACGGCGCCCGCGTCGGGTTCACCTCCCACGGCGTCCGCGTCCGCATCCCTCTCGTGGGGCCCGTGACCCGGAACTTCACGACGGGTGTGACGACCTGGGACACACCAGGAATTGGGAGCGTCCAGTTCGGTGGGCGCTCGTCGAGAACGGAACGGAACTGACCGTGGAAGCTCCGAAGCCGACCGGATGGGCGAGGGTCGCCGTGCTGGCGCCTGCGCTCATCGTCGGTGCCAGCGCCGTCGCCGCAACCGCGCACGGCGGCTACGAGGTCGCCGTCGCCTCCGGCGTGCCCGAAGGTCTCATTGGCAGTCTCTACCCGGTCATCACGGATGGGCTCGCGTTGGTGGCCTACGCCGCTACCCACCGCCTGCTCGGTGCGGCACGCGGCTACGCCTGGTCGGTCGTTGTCGCCTCCGCCGCCCTGTCCGGTCTCGCCCAGGCCGTGTACCTGGTGACCGGGCCCGGTCTGATCGCCCCTGCCGCGATCCGGTTCGGGGTGGGTGCGTGGCCAGCGGTGGCGGGTGCGGTCGCAGCGCACCTGGTGTATCTCCTGGCGGCACGCCCCGCAGACCAGGCCGAGCAGGTAGCCGACACCGACGCGCCGCAGGACGAGCCAGCCGCACTGGTCGAGCAGTCGACCACCCTTCCTCCGGTCGAACCGGTCGTCGACGACCCCCCCGTTGCCGAGCCCCCGGCACGCCCTGCGCTGCGGATCGCCCCCGCGGCTCTCGCCACCCCGACGGTCCGGGTCCCCGTCGTTGAGGACGCCGTCGCGAAAGCCCGCCGGCTCCTCGCCGCCGACACCGGCCGGCCCACCCTCGCCCGCGAACTCGGCATCAAAGACCACCAGGCCCGCGCTCTCCTCGCCGCCAACCCCGACGAGGTCCCGGCGCTCCTGGCCCGATACGAGGCAGCCCGCGCATGACCGCAGTGCACGACACCCAACGTGTCCTCGCCCAGGCCCGAGCCTCCGACGACGACGACTTCTTTGCGGTCTTGCTCCCTGAGGCTGCCCAGATGGTCATCGTCGCTGGGCACGCCTCCCCCGCGATGCTCAGCCGCAAGATGCGGCTTGGCGACGGGCTGGTGTGCGACCTGCTCGCCGAGCTCGAAGACCTCGACGTGGTGGGGCCGGAGAAGGCCGACCGGTCCCGTGTCGTGCTGGCGGACCCTGGCCATCTCGACGAGGTGCTGGCGCGGATCGCCGACCTGGCGGGTGGCGCCAGCGAGGGTGGCGACGAGGACGACCCTGGCATTGACGGGGTGGCGCCACCGGTATCGCTGGTCAAACCAGACCACCACACCAACGCTGGAGACGACGCTGGCGCCAGCCACGACGAGGACGACTGGTACGACGACGAGCCGGGTGGCGAGCTGGTGCTCCGACCCGACGACGACCTCATGCCATACCAGCGTCTGCACCTGGTGCCAGCCGGACGCCAGGTGCAGACGCTGGTGGTGCGGGCACGCCAGGCCACCGCCCGCGCCACCGTCCTGGTGGTCGACCAACCAGCGGTGGCGAAGGGTCTCGCCATCACCCGCCAGGCCCCCCGCGCCGGTGGCCGGCTGCTCATCTGGACACCCCGCGGAGCCTCCCGCGCTGCCGCCATGGTGGCCAGTTGGGTGACCGATTCCCGCAGCTCAGCACTGCTGGAGAAGCACGCCGAAGCCGGCGAAGGCGAGGCCTACGCCAGAGTGGCGGACGCCCGCCTGAAGGCCAACCTGGCAGGCCGCAGGGCCACCGTCGCCACCGTCGCATCCGTGGTGGTCCTCCTCGGCCTGGCGTGGTGGGCGCCCACCGTTTTCGCTGGCGCACTGGCGTCGCTGGCGTTCGCCGCCGGGCTGGCGTTGGCGGTCCGCCACACCGGCCGCGAGTTGCTGTGGGGGCTGGCGCTGGCGGTTGGGCTGGCGTGGGTGGCGTGGTGGCAGGGCCCGGCTTTGGCCGCGCTGGTGCCGCAGCCACCGGCCTGGTTCTGGTGGCTGGCGGGCACCGCGCTGGTGGTGTGGTTCGGGCTGCTCGGCCGCAAAGAAGATCAGAAGCTGGTGGAGATGCCCGCCACGATGTCGGCGCACAAGGCGCCAACGATCACCGCGCCCATGGTGATCGGCGCGCTCTGCGCGCTCGGCAACTCGAAGATGAAGGAACCCGACGACGTCCGGGTCATCATGGACCCGCACTCCGCTGGCGAAGGCGTGCAAATCGACCTCGAACTGCCGCCGGGCGTCACCGCAGCGTTCGTCATGGACAAGCGGGAACAGTTCGCGGCAGCGCTGCGCCACCCCCTGGGTTGCGTGTGGCCATCCGTCGGTGCCCGCCACCCTGGCCACCTGTCGCTGTACATCTCCAAGCAGGTGATGGCCGAAGCGCAGCAGGAGGTGTGGCCGCTCCTCGCCGGGCCGCAGGTCGACATCTTCGGCACGCTGCCGGCGTTCACGGACCAGATCGGTGGCTGGATCGGGGTCTCGCTCGCCTACGCGTCGGGGATCATCGGTGCCGCGCCGCGCATGGGCAAGACCTTCCTGTTGCGACAGTTGCTGCTGATGGCAGGCCTGGACCCGCGGGTCAAGGTGATCGCCCTGGACGGGAAGGGCACGGGCGATCTGTCGCCGATCGCGCTGTTCGCCTACCGCTACGTGCGGGGGGTTCGGCCGAACAACCCGGAGAACATCGAGAAGGTCCGCGACATCGTCCGCTGGCTCCTCGACGAAATCGGTCGCCGGGCCGACATCATCGACGGTCTCCCTCTGGAGGAGTGCCCCGAGTCGAAGGTGACGTCGGAGCTGATCGACGCACACCCTGAGCTGGACCTGGGGCCGATCGTCGTCGGTATCGATGAGACGCAGTCGTTCTTCTCCTACGGATCGAAGAGCAACAAGGAACACCGCGAGATCCGCGAGGAGATCCGCGACGGGTTCGTCGAGCTGATGAAGCTGGGCCCCGCCCTGGGCATCTGGGTGTACCTGGCTACGCAGATCGTGCGCGAATCGACCGTCCCCACCGAAGCCGCGGCAGTGGCCGTCATCCGGTACGCCCTGAAGTTGGAGGGCGGCTGGGAACCGAACGACCGCATCCTCGGCACCGGCATGTTCTCCAAGGGCATCGACGCCAACATGTTCGACTTCGCCGACAAGGGCATCGGCATCCTGAAGGCCGAAGGGCAAAGGGCCGTGACCTGCCGTTCCGTGTTCGGGCTGGATGCCGTTGCCGCGCGTGCCGTTGCCGCCCGCGGTCGGTCGTTGCGGCAGTCGCGGCAGCTGCTCGTCGGCGACGCCGCAGGCGATGACGGGATCGTCGACGCCGAGATCGTCATCGACATCGTGGAGGACGTGGAGCACGCGTTGCGGTCTCGCGACCGCGGCCGGGCCCAGCACGTCGAGGTGGCGGAGTGGCTTCGAGAGCTGCGCCCCGAGAACTACGCCGACCTCGATGTCGAGGAGCTGTCAGCTCGCCTCCGCGCGGCCGGGGTGCCGATCCGGCAGGTCCGCATCGACGGGATGAACCGCAAGGGGGTCCGGCTGTCCGACCTGCGCCGATCCGCCCCGGACGATGCCGGCGGGGTTGGCGATGCATCCGATGCGTGAACACGTTTATGCAGGTCAAGCGGGGTGCCTTGCGCATCGGCGCCCGCATCGTTGGCGATGCCGATCATCACGTCCGATGCGCCGAAATGCCCGGCCCGACACATCCGATAAGGAAGATTAACGTGAGTGCTGCGGCGACAGCCCAGTGGACGAGCACCGACCACACGGTCTCCGACCTCGCTCAGCGGTGGATCGACGAGGCCGTACCGGCGAACACCCGCCGCGCCTACGCGTGGGCATGGAGCAGGTACACCGACTGGTGCACCCGAACCGGCAGGGTCGCTCTCCCCGCGACCGCCGAGACCTTGACCGAGCACGTCGCCTACCTCCGAGCGATCGGGGCGCGACCCGCGACCATCGATCAGGCCATCGGCGTCATCCTCTCCATCCACAAGAGCGAGGACCAGCCGAAGCCGGACACCGACAAGGCCCGCCACATCCTCCGCGGTTACCGCCGCGAACTGGCCGAGGACGGTTGGGCCCAGCGGCAGGCGTTGCCGTTCAGCCGCGACACCCTTCACCAGACCGTGGCCGCGCTAGACCTGACCACGCCTCGGGGGCGGCGGGACCAGGTGCTGTTGGTCCTCGGGTTCTCGATGATGGCGCGCCGGTCCGAGCTCGCCGCCCTCACGATCGCCGACGTCACCGAAGGGCCGGACGGCCTGGACGTTGCGGTGCGGTCGTCGAAGACGGACAAGCAGTCCCGCGGCCGGGTTGTGGCGTTGCCGCCGCAGAACACACCCGAGCTTGACCCTGTCCGGCTCGTCCGTGCCTGGTGCCGCGACCTCGGCGACCGTGGCCCGCTGCTGCGGCACCTCGACCTCGCGGGGCGCACCGCTGGCGCCATCACTGGGCACGGCATCAACCACGCCGTGCGGGCCGCGGTGCGCCGCGCCGGCATCCCCGAGGCCGACCGGTACACCGCGCACTCGTTGCGGGCCGGGGGCTTCACCGACGCACTGCGCCGGCACGTACCGGTGTCCATTGCTGCCCGGCACGGAGGCTGGGACCCGGAGTCCCCGACGGTGCTGCGGTACGCACGGGCGGCTGACCGGTGGCGGGACAACGCGATGGCGGGGGCGTTCTGATGGCGACCCATCAGGGGCCGTGGGCGTCCGGTCGGCGGCGGGCGCCGCAGAAGTCGCCGATCCGGCGCCGCGTGGACGGCATCAAGAAGGGGTTCGGCCGGGCGATGCGGAAGCACCCGTGGATCGGGCTGCTCTTGCAGATCGTGTTCGCGGTCCTCGCGGTCGCGCTGCTCGTCACCGGGTTGCTGTTGGAGAACGTGCTGTTCTTCCTCGCCACGACCATGTCGGCGCTGGGTGGGGTGGCGACCAGGCGGGCGATCTTCCTGGAGCAGGAGCGGCAGCGGCAGCAGAGCGGGCCGAAGGTGTCACGCCCCCGCCCGGCCGGTTCGGGGCCGCGCACGTCGACACCGAAGGCGGGTGGGGCCGCTCCTCCCCCATCCGCAGGCGGGGTCGTGAAGTGCACCGAGACCGGCAAACCGATCAAGGACTGCGGCTGTTCCAGCCGCCACGTGGCCACCCCGGAAGGGGCGCAGACGTACGGCAAGCCGGTCGGTTCGCCCATCGGGCGGAAGAACAAGAAGCAGAGCAGTGCTGGCGGCACGGTGAAGACAGGTGGATGACGTGATCTACGCAGTGTTAGGTGGCCTGCTCGGGCTCTTAGCCGGGCCCGCGTTGAGCTTGGACGCCGACGGGTTATGGGTGTCCGGGCTGGGCGGCGCGGTCGGCGTGTACATGCTGTCGTGCCTGGTGTTCCCGTACACGATGTGCTGGCGGTGCCGGGGTCGGCGCCGTCGTGACGACGGGCAGGGGAACTGGCGGGACAGGGACTGCGGAGTGTGCGGTGGCGATCCCTACCCGCGGCTCGGTGCCCGACTGATGGGACGTGGCCAGTGACTCCGTTCGAGGCGCTGGCGGCGATGTTGGCCGCCGACCCAGCCCAGGCCCGACGCCTGGCGAAGCTGCACGCCCTGGACGGGGACCGGCGGTGCGTGTCGTGCCATTCGGAGGGTGCGTCTTCGGGGCGGACGTTGGGGTGCACGGTGGGGTGGGCGGCCCGGCGGGCGCTCGGTACGGCGGCGGCGCGGGCTGCTGCCGCGGCCCCAGTCATTCAGCTGAAGGAGGTCGTGCGATGAGTGACGACGCGACGGGCGTGGTGGATGAGTGGGTGTCGTGGGCTGGTGACGATCCTGAGCCGGCCGGGGTGTCGGTGGTGCGGGACAGCTCCGGGATCGTGTCGTACGACGACAGCCCGGAGTGGCAGCGGCAGGTCGTGCCAGGCGGCTGGGCGGGATTCAAGGGCGGGGAGAAGGTGTCGTTGTCGTGGGCGGAGCTGCTGGAGGTGTGGGGTCCGGTGACGGGGTGGCGTCGGGTGCGGGTGGCGGCGTGACCGAGCCTGTGTTCCGGCGGTCGTCGTTCTGCTGTTCGGGGGCGTGTGTGGCGGTGGCGTTCATCCCGGGGCATGTGTTGGTGCGGCATCATCGCGGCTCGGCGCCGGTGTTGGAGTTCTCGTACGCGGAGTGGGCGGTGTTCTTGGAGGGGGTGCGGGCGGGCGAGTTCGACGTGCCCGAGAGCCCGAGTGCTCACGGCCCTACTGCATAGACGTGCCTCTACATTTCATGTACCGTTCTCTACATGACCAGTGACGTTGATGAGCGCGAAGCTCGACTCCCCAAGTGGGCACGGGAAGAGATCCGAGACCTCCGACGGCGCGTCTCTGAAGCCGAGAGCCTCGCCCAACAGGCCCGTCTGGACACCAACCCCGACGGCTCCAACACGCAGATCCAGAACTACACCGACCGGAACATTGGTCTCGGCGACGAGACCCTCATCCGGTTTGTGCTCGCCACCTTCCCTGACGGGCGCGAACGGATCTACGTGGACGCCAACGTCCGCACCTTGCACGGAGAGACCCACCTCCACGTGCAGAGTTCCGACCAACTCGTCATTCACCCGCAGTCCAGCAACTACGTGCGGGTGACGGCGCACGACAGGTTCGCAGCCCACCGATGAGCCGCGACGACATGCTGCAAGCCATACGAGAAGCAACCGCAGCCGCACAGAAAGCGGAGGGTGCGCGGGTGGCCGCGATCCGGGCCGCTTTCTACGACGGCGTCAACCGCGACCTCATCGCCGAAGCTGCCGGGATCAGCAGAGACGGGGTGTACAAGCTGATGCGCGTCCACGGGGGGAACACGTGATCGAGTTCGAGGGGAAGATCCTCAACGTCGACCCGAGGGACGTTGAAAGCCGCATCCTCGACGCCGGGGCCAAGTTCGTTGGCGAGTTCGACCAGCGCCGCTACGTCTACGACATACAGGCCGGGGACAGCGCGCGCTGGATCCGGCTCCGCGACAACGGCCTCACCGTCACGTTGGCCACCAAACACATCCACCACGATGGGCTCGACGGCACCGAGGAGCACGAGGTCGTGGTGAGCGACTTCGAGGAGACCAACCGGTTGTTGCAGACGATGGGGTTCACCGCGAAGTCTCGCCAGGAGAACCGCCGTGTGTCCTTCCAGCTGGGTGACGCCCAGTTGGAAGTGGATCACTGGCCGGGCATCCCGCCATACCTCGAAATCGAATCGACGTCGCGCGCTCACGTGGTCGAGGTCGCCAAGCTCCTCGGCTACGAGGAGTCCCAGCTGACGGGCATGAACACGACCAAGGTGTACGCCCACTACGGCATCGACCTGGCCGCGATCGCCGACCTGAGGTTCTGACCTCTATCGCATGTAAGCGAGCGGGGGCCGCGCTCCGGCTACCAACCCTGGCGGCCCCCCGCTCTTGATCCACTGCAAGGAGTGGACCCTTGACGACCCTACCTACCCACATCAACCGGGACGCCACGCTGCGGGTGAAGATCCTCGACGCCTGCGGCATGAGCTGCGTCTGGTGCCACAACGAGGGCACCCCCGTCGCCGCCGACAACCGGCACAGCCTCCCCCTCACCGCGGCCGGCCCGTCAGGCCGCGTCTCCATCTACGCCGCCACCAACGGAGTCCAGTTCGTGCCCGGCCGCATGGAACCCGACCCCCAGTTCGTCGACGCCATCACCCGACTCCGGGACACCCTCGACCTCCACGAAATGCACCTCACCGGCGGCGAACCCACCCTCCACCCCCACGTCGCTGCCCTCACCGGTATCGCGGTGCGGGAGGGCTACGAGGTGCGCATGACCTCCAACGGCGAGAACGGGGTGCGGGCGCTGCCCGGGTGCGCCGCGGCAGGCCTCGGAAAGGTCAACTTCTCGATCTTCGGGACCACCCCCGCCGAACTGGCGCAGGTGCAGCACGAGCGGTACCGCAACGAGACCCTCGCCGCCCGCAAGATCGACGCCCTGCAGCACTCCATCACCAGCTGTGTTGCGCACGGCATGTCCGCGAACGCCAACATCGTCGTCCTCGACGACACCCACGCGCCGAGGGTGCACCGCATCCTCGACGAGTGGTCGCCGCGGCTGTCGGTGCGGCTCCTCAACTCCCTCGACCACGGACAACCCTCAATCGACGCCATCCGCCGGATCCTCGCCGCCCGCGGTGCCCGGCCTGTCGCCCGCTACGTCACCGCCGGAGTGTCGGGGTCCCGCACCGAATACGAGCTCGGCGACGGCCGTCGCGTGTTCTTCAAGGAGATCCGCCCGGTCCGGCTCCCCACCACCTGCGCCGGCTGCCGGTTCAACAACGGCACCGACTGCCAGGAAGGGTTCTACGGCACCCGCCTGTACCGGGACCTCCGCGGCACCTACTGGGTGGGGGTGTGCATCCAGCGGATGGACCTGTGCCTGCCGCTGGACGAGTTCCTGGTGAGCCCGCTGGTGGATGAGATCCGCGGGTTGCGGGACCGGGAGTCCGCCCAGCTGGCTGGTGGTCGCAGCTCGGTTCCCGCGGCATGATGCCGGGCATGAGCATCGCCGACGAGTCCACCGTGACCCACTGGCCGCCCAGAGACCGCGACGACGTGGAGGTCCGACTCCGCGGTCGCGTGGTGGGAACCCTCACCGCTGGTGAGGGCGGGGTGCACCTCGTCGACGTCGTCCTCGACCCGTCGGAGGTGCGGGTCGACGACCAGGGCCGGGTGCATGTGCTGCAGCGGGAGGACCGAGTGGCGATCCTGCGGGACATCCCCCGCGACAAGCCTGCCCCGTTCCGCGCCCACCAACCCGAAGGTCTCGTGCCCCGGCTACCCGTCGACGAATAGGCCCCGACACACAGCAAACGCCCCCGATCACCAGCCGCGAAGGGCCAGTGATCGGGGGCGTTGCCGTCTGTCCGGGGCTGGGACTCGGCACGGGTGTGAGGGGGAAACCGTGCCGTAGGGAGCGCCAGAACCCCGGACGAGCGGGAAAATCAGACCGGAGGGGTAGGGGGATCGTGCTGCTCGCCGGTGCCGCGCCCACCCGCAGAGCCGAGCCGGGCTACGGCGAGCGAGACGAGCAGCAGCAGGCCAAGCGCTACAGCGGCCACCAACAGCCCGTAGGCGAGACCGTCCACCCGGTCAGTCGCCGGAGCGGACCAGGCTCGCGCTGCCGCGGTCGGCGACCGGGGCGGACACGACCGACGTCAGCAGCGACACCACCGCGGCACCGGCTGCCACAGACAGGGCCGATGCCCAGTCGACGGCGAACAGGGAGAACATGACGTCACCGACCAGCCACAGGCTGAGCAGTGCCTGCGCGGCCGTCTTCAGGGCCCGCTCGGCGGCGTCCTTCCAGAACACAGCAGTCCACATGATGGTTCCTCTCGTTGCGCCGTCGGGGTCGGCGGCGACGTCTTCTTTGCGGTGGCGTGCGGCCATGGCGGGCTGCCCCCAGGCGTAGGACAAGGTCAGCGAGGCTTGGTTTCCAACGCGGCCCCGACAGGGCCCGTGGCTACGACATGCACCACAATCTGGGTGCAGCCAGACGGCAGCTCCCACCAGGCCCGGCGGTCCTTCCCGAGCGCGCCGTGGACGTCCTTCAGACCTCCCTGGTCGCCCTGGAACCACACGTCGTACTTGGTGATCTCGCCGTCGCAGGCCAGGGAGAACCAGGCCCGGTCGACAAGCTGGGACGCGCTCCCGACGGGGCACACCAGCTTGTGCGCGGACACACCCGCGGGCCATTCGAAGGTCTGCACGAGGTCGTCTCCCAACGGGTCTTGTGACGGGGCTTTAGCGATGACGACGGCGCCGCTGCGGATCCTGTCCGCTGCGGCCTTCACGACCGCGGCACCCGCGTTGACCTCTAAATGCATGGGGTCGGGTCGAGATCCGGCGACTCCCCCGCGGGCGGGGTTGTCGTAGTCGCCGCCCCACCGGACCGCGCCGTTGGTGGCGTCGACGATGCGGCGAATCTGCGTGATCTGCGAGGCAGTGAACGTGTGGGACGCGGCCACCCCGAGCGGGTGCTTCGGAGCGTTGAGGTCGATCGCGGTGCCCGACGCGTGGTTCGACACGGCCGTGGCCGAACCGCGGATGTTGCGTTCCGCGTACCCCCAGATACCGGGCCATTCGAGCGGCTCCACGGCGCGGTGCCACTCGTTGGCGCACCACAACAGCACAACGGACACGTCGCCGGCTCGGAGCGCGACCCGGCCGCCGGGAAGGTCGTAGGAGGCGATCAGGCTGCGGTCGTTCGCCGACCACAGGTTCTGTGAGACGAGCCCGGTCACTCGGGTGCTCCGAGGGTACGGATGAGACGCGAGTCGACCTCGTCGAACGGCAGGAACCAGTCCGGGCTCACTGGGGTGACGTCGTGGTCGTCGTGCACCGTTTCTGTCTCTGGCGGTGCCGTCGGCGGTTCGGGCTCGTCGGGTAGCGGGTCGAAGAGGCGCTCATCAGAGAGCTGCTGGAATAGGGGCGCGTCGTCGTCCGGCACCGGTTCCCCCTGACATGCGATCATGGATGGGCTGCCAAGCACCGGGGCCCCAGCCCGGCGAGATGCACAGCGAAGGCCCCGGACACGTCACTGCCCGGGGCCTTCGCTGCGTGGGGTGGTCGCCCCCCTGGGGGCCGGTGGAGGAACCGCGGCGACGGACACCAGCACACAGCCAGGGAGGCGACCGGTCTTAGAGGTAGACCCACACGATCACGGCCGAGTTAATCAGCACGTGGATCGTGTTGTCTGCAATGATCAACAACCACGCCGCCAGCCACGGCGGAGTGTCCGGCGGGTACCCAGTCGCGCGGCACTCAGCCCACGACGGCACCGACCCGCGAGGGGCGAGATGGTTCTTCGCCCACACGACATGCCGGGCAAACCGATAGCGGTCGATCACCGCGTGGGTCCCGACGATCACAGCCAGAGCGACGACGTTGCGTGTGATGGCCAGGAACGGCAGCCCGTAGGTGAGGGCGTGTGCGACCGCTGGCCACCACCGCTTCGTCTTCTCGGTCGCCATCCAATGGGACTGGATGAGGTAGTCCCCGACCATGTGGGCGAGGACTCCCGCGAACAGCGC